CTCATTCATAATGGTAACTTCAGTTATAGGAGGAGGGTACTTTGGATATAAGTATGTAACATCTGAGCAATTCAAGGCAAAAATAATGAATCAGGTCATGGGTAATGTAAAAGGTATGTTGCCTAACGTAATGGATAACGCATTACCAAAAACAACAGGTGAATCAATCCCTTTACCTAAGATAAAATTATGAACTGTTGGCACTGTAAGACAGAATTGATTTGGGGTGGAGATCATAGTGTCGAAGAACTCAAACCGATACTTGCAGAAGAATATTCAATGGTTACAAATCTTTCCTGTCCAACCTGTCAGTCTTATGTAGAAGTTTACTATCCAAACTATGACAGAGATCAAGATACCTGAGATACATATTCCAAACATAGAAATACCACAAGTTTATGTTCCACAAGTATTTTTACCTCCAACAGATAGAACACCGGAAGCTCAAATTATAGGTTGTAAATATTTTCATCGAGATGTTAAAAATACAGGTAATAGAAATTTATTGATAGACGATCCAAACGGAGTTATAAGTAACTGTCCATATCCGTCTTTCATTCCGATGAATTATCAGCCAGATCAACTGATTATTGTTGAGGAAGCTGCTGTTGTAAATGACGAACCAACAAAGTTACCAGAAGGTAAACCACCTCAAGCTGAAATACCAAAAGAAAAGAAAAAAGAAGATGTATTTGTAGAATGTCCTGGTAAAAAAGATCAGAGAGTTGGAGATTTTCGTAACGAAAAGAAGCTGGAACGTGTCGTAGGCCACGAAAGAAGCGAAGATGGAACTATATGCACCACGTTGTATGAGGACGTTCCTTTCAAAGATCAGTACCTCCCAGAATT